ATGAATGATATTTCCGAAGGAGATAATGTTTTGATTTGTGTAGATTCAATTGGTATGTTACGTTCTGATAAAGAAACACAAGATGCAATTGATAATAAGAGTACCGCAGACATGACCCGTGCAAAACAATTAAAATCATTTTTCCGTATTATTACTGGTGAATCAGCAATCAAACAAATTCCAATTGTTATTGTAAATCATTCATATCAAACAATGGAATTATATTCCAAGGAAGTTGCCGCAGGTGGACGAGGAGCGCAATATGCTGCACACACTCTATTATTCATTACAAAAGCACAAGAAAATGAAAAAGAAGATGGTAAAAACGTATTGTCCGGATTCCGTTTTACTCTTCGTGCAGGATTAAGTCGCTATGTTAAAGAGAATGCATCATTCCCGGTTTCTGTTTATTTCGGAGACGGAGTTAATCGTTATTCTGGATTATTTGATTTTGCTTTAGAATTCGGAATCTTAAAAACTGAAAAACAAGGATGGTATATTGTGCCGGGAGATGAAAAACAAAAAAGAAGGGCAGAAATTGAAGAAGATTCTGATTTCATGGAAAGTCTTCTAGCAAACAAAGAGTTTTGTGAAAAAATAGAAAAGAAATATGCTATCCAATAAATAGCATTATGATTGAAGCTATTATCAAAATGACTGGTGCAATGATTGACAAGCCAGTTTTCAAAAAGATAATTATTGAAAAAGAGGATGATATAGCTGTTAGAAGAAAAAATGAGGAAACGGAAAAAATCGAACAACTGACTATTGCTCAGTTGTTCGATTCTTTTTTAAAAAAATCCAATTATATAAAAACGGGAGACGAAGTCGATTATACATTATTTGAGAGTTGGTTTTTACAAAAATTCATCAAAGGTAAAAACATAGAAAGTAGAATTATAAGCATCGAATATAAAAGAGTCTAAGGAATTTCTTGACTTTCTTGCTATAGTGCGCCATAGTTTAGAATGGCAAAAATAGACCTTGATCGTTTTGAAAGAACAATTCTTCAACACTGTTTGAAGAAAGATTCAGCATATCTTGCATCTATTATAGATTACTTGGATAAGAGTCTATTTAAAGATAAGCATATTGGAAATGTCATTTCCATCATTCACGACTTTTATATTGAACGAAATAGTATTCCAAGTCTTACAGAAATAAAACTAAGGGCTAGTGATGCCAACTTGAAAGAAAGTCTAAAAGCAACTGTAGATTATATTAGAAAACTAGATAGTGATTATAATGAAGAGGAATTGATATTTAATACTGAATATTTTATAAAGCAGAGAAAATTCGGGATTTTGACAGAAAAAATCATTGATGAAAAATCAAATTCCCGTGAATTCAAATTAGATGATATTCAAAAAGAATCAGAAAAAATCCATGCTATTACTCTTATAGATAATCTGGGTTTGGATTATTTTTCTGATAATGAACGAATTGTAGAATATTTAAAACAAAAAGATTCATTAATTTCAACAGGATATATAGGGTTGGATGAAGCATTTGGTGGAGGATTTCAAAAAGAAGGAAAAGCTATTTATGATATTGGCGGAGAAACTAATGTGGGGAAAGCTCAACCGAATTCTCTAGAAATTTATACTCCTTCTGGGTATAAGAAATTTGGGGAACTTTGTGTGGGCGACTTGGTATATGGGAAAACTGGAAAGCCTATCAGAATCACTCATATTCATCCACAAGGAATCAAAAAGGTGTATAAAGTATCTTTTATGGATGGAAGAAGCACACTGTGCTGCCCAGAACATTTATGGACAGTGTGGAATTCTTGTAAATCTCGTTATCAAACACTTGATACAGAAACTATTAAATTCAAAATTGAAAATTATGTCACATACAAGAATCGACTTCAAGTTCCATTGTGTGAACCAGTGGAATTTCCAAATGACATGAAAAAATTAATTATTCCACCATATCTTATGGGAGCATTGCTAGGAGATGGGGGATTGAGTATTTCTCGTAGAACATCATTTACTAATTTTGACGATATCTGTTTGTATAGAGTAAGAGAAGAATTATCTTCTATGGGTTTAGAACTGTCTGGAACCCGTGGAATTAATATAGTAAAAAAACGAGGAGTATCTTACAATCCACTAGTCGAAGAATTAGAAAGATTAGGATTAAGTGAAAAGAAATCAGATACAAAATTTATTCCAGAAAAGTATATTTATACTTCCGTCGAAAACCGTATTGCATTGTTGGAAGGTATGATAGATACAGATGGATTCATAGGAAAGAATAGTTCCATGGAAATTCTTCTTAAAAATGAACAAATGATTAATCAACTGGCGTTCGTTGTTCGTTCATTAGGAGGCAATGCAAAAGTATCAAGCACCCAAAAGAAATATAAAGGAGAATATCATACATATTATACGTTGCGAATCAGATTTGATTATGATTTTCGGAAAAGAATGAACTTGATTCCTCGTAAAGATGAACGACTAATTCTATTTGGTAAAAATAAAAAGAAAGAAATTCATAATAGCATAACTAAAGTTGAACTCTATTCAGACGGAGAGGAATGCACCTGCATCACTGTAGATGCGGAAGATCACTTATATTTGACGAATGATTTTATTGTTACCCACAATAGCATTTGTCTTGCGAATATTGCAGTAAATATAATTCTTCAAAATTTAAATGTTGTTATTGTTTCACCTGAAATGTCTGAAATGCGATATGCTAAAAGAATTTCCGGTATGTTGACAGGAATTGCAATTGCAACATTAGGAGAAAATATTGACAAATACCAAAGAGATATTAATCAAATTAAAAATAAGTTATCATCAAAATTGATTATTAAAGAAGTTCCGACAAAAGGAGTTTCTGCAAAAAATATTGGAGCATACTTAAAAAAGATACGTGATAAAAAAGGATTTGAATCTGATTTGATATGCATTGATGGACATGCATTATTGCGTCCCTCAGTTAATCAACCTTCTAAGCATGCCGAACTACAGTTTATTGTTCAAGAATGTCGAGGTTTGAGTTATGTTTTTGAAGCACCTATCTTAACAGTGGCTCAACTTAATCGGGGAAGTCATAAAGCAAACAATCCCGGATTGGATAATATGGCAGGAAGTTGGGACCAATTAGCAGATTTTGATTCGCATGTTAATATTTGGCAAACCGATGAAGATCGGGAAGCAAACATGATTCGCTATAGCGGTAAAAAAGTGCGAGATGGTGCAAAAGGGGGCGAAGGATTTTTATCAATTGATTATGATACTCTTCGTTTATCAGAAGATTCTGATGACATGCCAAATATACCATCATTTAATAAAAAAGGTAATTTATCAGATATTTTGGATATTGATTCTTTGATCAATATCAGTTAAATAAAAATAATGTATAATGATGACTTTGTATCTCCGTGTGCTAATACTTTCTTAATAAATCAAGAATTAGAAGATTTGATAAACAAATTTGGGAGTTTAGTAACAATTGTTACTAATAAACCAATTTCATGTGTTACGTTGTTTCTAACAATACAAAAACATCAACAGTTACAAAATGCTCTAGTTGAAATGTCAGAAACTTCGTGGTATTCTATTGTAGAATATATGGCATATCGTTATCCTTCTCTTAACAAATCGAAAAAAATTAAAAAATGAATCAATTAACGGAAAAGCAGAAACAAATTTATAATTTATATTTAAAATCATATCGTCAAAACAAAAATGAACCTTTTCGTGCAAAAAAGAATTTTTCAGATATTGAAAAAGATGAAAAGAAAATATTTCAATTAGCTAAAATAGAAAAAATCTTTCAAAAATATCCTGCATTTTCCAGTCAGAAATATTTTGATGCACCTTATAAAATTTACAACGATGAAAAGCCTTATTACTCTTTGAGTTTTTATAGTAGTCAAAAAGGAATTTCTACATGTTTAGCGTTTTTGCAACTACTAAAAGATAGTGAACCAGAAACACAATTTGAATTTTTCAAAGAATCTTATAAATTTATTGCAAAGTTTTGTATTGAAAAAGAAATAAGTTTTTCAGAATACCCTAAATTTTGTTCAGTGGCTCAAAACGATTGCTTAATTCATTTAAAACAACATAAAATCTCTTGGTATGTTGTTTTTAGTATTCCAGAATTTTACAATTTATTGTATAATTTGCCAAAAGATGAATTTGAATTATATTTTGGGTCTTCAATGAATTTACAAAATTTGTATAACAAATATCAAGGAAGCCAGAAGACAAAAGAATTTCTGAGTAAAGTCCAAGAAAAAATAGCAAGATACATCAGAAAACAGTTGCAAAGGGGAGCAAAGTAGTGTAAGATAAAGGAAGAAGCGATACAGCAAATAAAAAGATGTTTTATCCTTACAACAAACAACCAAAATCGCTTCTGTCAATAAGATTTCACACAGCAAATTAAAAACTATTTTTTATTTGATCTAAAAACCGTCCAGTTCGATTCTGGAAATGGTGCTGGTGCAGGAAAACCGACGAAATCTGATAAATACTAATGTAGGTAAAACTACAAAATATAACCTAAAAAGTTGAGAAAATATTAAGAAACAAATTAAGAAAATTATGATAAATCTAGAAGATATTGTTAATCAAGTCAAAGCTGTTGAGGAAACTCGCACTGAAAATGAAAAAGGCGGATATAAGGGAGATGAAAGACTCCTGTCCCTCAAAAAGAATTGCACATATACTGTGCGTCTCATGCCAAATATTAAGGACGTAGATAATACGTTTGTTACATACAAGGAAATCGGATTCACCTCCCGTGTAGATAACTCCTTTATTTTTGGCGGTCGTTCTCCATCTGATGCAGGAATTAAAGAAGATCCTTATAAAGCTACTCAATGGAAACATTATAGTGAAGCTAACAAAGCAGGTGACGACGCAGAAAAAAAAGCATCATATAAGTTGCTTGGTCAACGTAAGCAATTAGTTAATGCTTATTTGGTGAGTGTGGATGGGGATGATCCAGAAGGAAAAGAAAAAGTTGGTAAAGTTGTTGTTGTTCGTTATCCAGCACAACTTGATAAGACTAATGCACCAATTAGTGATGTATTCAAACGTATTCATGGTGCCATTTTTGGTGACATGAGTAAAAAGATTGGAACTAAAGCATTGGATTTGAGTGAAAAGGGTAAATCTCTTATCATTAAAGTTACGGAAAAAGGTGGTTATCATAACTATTCCGAAACAATGTTTGATGATGCAGAAACACTTGGACTTAGTCAGGAACGTATCGTGGAACTTCTTCAAGAAGCACACGATTTGAAAACATTTATTCCAGAGGTAAAACCTGTGGAAGAAATTAAAGAAATCTTGTCTAAGCACTGGTTCGGAGAAAGTGCTTCTCCAGATGACGAAATGGACGATGAAGATGAAGATGAAGATGAAGCACCAGTTGTTAAAAAGTCTAAATCTGTTAAACTCAATTCTAAAAAAGTTGATAAAGAGGAAGACGAAATTCCAATGGGAGATAGTGCAGACGATGATCTGGACGAACTCTTAAAGGATTGATCGTTGAAAATTTCGTGGATGCCGCTAAATAATGTTTATGGATGATAATACAGACATTGCATTTTTAGCGGCATCCGTCGAAAGACAAATGAGACAAAATCTTGCCGGAAGTTCCGGATTACGTCATAATCGCACCGATTTTAGAAATTTTTTAAATAATGGAGGAAATCAACGTCCAAATCCTCCACAATATATTGGGCAACAACAATACCCTCCCCAATATCCCCCTCAGTATGCGCCTCCACAACAATATGCGCCTGTTGATCCGAACATTCCAGAAGGAGTTATTCCCCCAGCAAATCCAAATTTGATTCCCATGCCGGGAGGTTTTTCGCCTCCACCGCAAACTCCTCAATATGGAATGCCTGCAATGGAGTCAACTAGTAATTTTAATATACCAGATTACAATGCAAAACAAAAACAATATCTTGATGATGAACAACAATTTCGTGATGCATTAATAACTGAAGTTAAATCTTTGAAATCTGAAATAAAATCTTTAAAAACTTCTATTAAAGACTTGAAAAAACAAGTCTCTGCGCTTATACTAAGCAATCAAATTATTTTAGACCGTTTATCTCCTCCAACTACCGCCGCTCTTCCTGATGAAAATCCAGATCAATCCTAAAGAATTTATAGCTCATTTTATCAATCCAATTAATGAATTGAATAAAGAAGGTAAAATAGCTATTTTTACTCATGATAATGAATTATATTCAGTTTCATCAACCAAATCAAGAACAATTCATCTTTACAATACGTATCGTCCATTGAATATTTCTGAATCAATCGACCGATGCAGCATTAATGTATTGAAATTGATTAAAGGATTACAATGTATTAATAATGACGAAACATTTATATCTTTGGATTTTTCTCTTGAAAATGGAATGTGTTCATTTTCCACAAATGATATTAAATTCAATATTAGGCTATTGGATGATAATTTGGTAGATGTTCCTAAATTCAACATAAACACATTTCGCCAATTCGAAGTTCATCATTCGTTGGAAATTAGCGTGGATAAAGTTAATAATATTCGAAAAGCATTGGAATTTTCCACCGATACCTGTAAATTTTACCTACAACAAGAAGAAAATAATGTATATTTTTATTTTGGTGATAAGTCAGCAACCCATTATGATGATATCAAAATTCTTGTTACTGATAGTGCAACCTCAATTATTCCGCAAAAAGCGTATGATATTGATATTTTGAGGTTTATACTAAAAGCCAAAAACGATTTTTCAATGAAATTAAATGACAATGGAGTCATGTACATCGAAGTTGAAAACCCCAACACAAACCTAAAATACATAACAACCCCACTTATAAAATAAATGGACTACAATAACTTTTCAGGTCGCCTGAAGAATACCAACTATACTGTCACCCGACAAAATATCAGTTATAATCAACTTGATACTCGTTGCTGGACAGCTATTATAAACCAAGGAACAGATAATATATTTGTAACTTATAATGTTAACCGATACGATATAGGAACTCAATATTTCGATATCATTTCATCTAATAGAATTTTGACTGATGTTGAAGTTGACGATGTTTTTGATACAATCGAATATATTTGTACAAAGAGTCCTCTTCTCGTAGATCAACCCCAAGAAACCGCTGAATTAAATGTCTAATAAACTTACTACTAAAAGCTATTGTATTAAACGTCTTCGTGACATTGGATACACAATTGACAAAGAAGATGCATTCGATTATGCACAAACTGATGAAAGAAAGTGGTCATTTATCATAGATAACGGAGGAATGAGTATCTTCATCACTTGCTATAAAGATGAAACAATGCATCTTTATGATGGAGGAAGATATACTAATACCAACTTACGTCTTGACACTGACAGTGTCGAAGTTTTGGCAGAATATTTGAATAGTCGAGGACTTATTCATAAACATCCGAGATACCATCAACGAAGTTGAAAAAGAAAAGGGAGAGATGAAAGTCTCTCCCTTTTCTTTTTATAAAGAGACTGATAAGTAAACTTGTGGACGATAAAAACAAACAACCATCAAAGTCCGATATTAGAAAAATTGAAAAAATATTGGAATCCGCCGATAAAAAGGAACCGACTATTCGCCGCAAACCTAAACAGAAAACGCCAGAGGAAAAATACAAATTAGGAAATGCGATTGCTACGGTTTTAGCAGAATATACTGATTGTTATATTTTAGTCGGTTTTGATACAAGCGGAAATGATATGATATTAGTCAATTCGGCAAATAACATGGAAATGAGAGCATTATCCGATTTAGCATCTGATTTTTTAGAATTGCAAAATAGAGGAATATCTGCTCAAGATTTTATGGATGACAACGATGATTAATTATGAAATCATTGCTAGTTGACTTTTCAATTCTGCATATTTGCTTTCTAAATCTTTTTCAATTTGTGCTATTCGGATTTTAAGTTCCTGATCTGAATATTTACTAGTACGAACTCCTTCGCCATTTGGTAATGAATCGCTTTCCGCAGGTTCATTCCAATCAGTTTTATTAATTGATATTCCATTGTTTTCGCAATTACTAAATTTATTGATTACTGAATTTTCCGTTTTGGAATTTTGAACAGGCAAACTCAACACAGGCTTAGTCCAGTTGTTGCGAGAACCCACTGCACGCACGGCATCGTGTGGAGACGCAGTTCCACTACCCCCGACACTACCTGCCGCTACATTCAATTCTCCGGCGTTCTGGAATAGTTTTAGCGGAAGATTTTTGAAGTAATGATAATGCGGATCAACTTGTGCAAAATTTTCGGAACGATAAGAATAAACATCATAAGTTTTTTCCACACCCGTAGTTTCATCTTTTATATTAACAAATCCAATTTTTGCACCCGGTAAAAGAGTTGCATATGTTGGACTTTTCGGAAAATCTTCTACACAATCTTCTGGTCGAACATTTGCTCTAATTCCATTTTTTCCCGGTTTTTTAGGAGCAATAAAAGTAGGAGGAATTTGTTCTCCCCATGTAAAATCTGATTCAGTGATTTGATATTCACAAGGAGCAGTTATATGATGAGTTGTTAATTCGCCTTCAACATGCAATCCTCCACGAACAATTGCATTTAATCCAATATTTAAATTGCCATCAATTAATACTTGTTGTTCTTCTTCAGTATTTCCACCTGATTCTAAACTTCTGGATAATTTTTTTGGACGAATAGAAATTATATCTCCAGAGATATCCACTCGTTCTCCTTCCAAACCAAGTTCTCCTCTGGAACCAATATTAATTTGTTCACCTGTTAAGTTAACAATAGAACCAAATAAATTCAAAGGTCCAGTAGTTTTAAAATCAATACCATTAGAACCAACTGTTGCTTTCCATCCGTCATTCACATTTAGTTCATAACTACCACCGGGCAATTTCTCAACATCTACGTGTTCTATGAGTGAAGAATCCCGATATTGTGTATATATAGTTGTTCCTAATGGATCAATTTTAATGCCGCAAGGCACTAATTTACCATGAGGATCTTTACGAAAACTTTCAAAATCGTTAAACACTAAACCGATATTTTCTATAAAATTTTTAGCAATATTTTTAATAGAAGTTCCTCCATTCGGGCATTTATTTTGTCCTAATTGTTTTTCATATTCTACAATTTTTTTCTGAACTTCTTCTCGTTTTTTGGTAATATCCTGTTTACCACTTTCAGTTTCCCAAACTCCGTCCTGACTTGATGGACTAACCAGTTTTCCCCAACATGTCATACAACGATTACCACTTCCTTTTACATTTTTATAAACATCTTTGTTATCAGTTATTTGAATAATTTTTTTACGAGGAATTACGTTTTCTTCAAGTGTAACATTTGTAGTTGAACTTGTTTGAATTATTTTTGATGTGGTGGAATCACTTGGACAAGAAGCAGGGTTTCCTGATTTTGTTTGACCCGGAGCTTGATCAATGGAATTTTTAGAATCTACCCGTTTTACTTCAAATAACCTTTTTTTATCATGCAATTCTTTTTGAGCATTTTTGATTTGAGTCATTGGTTCTTTCCATTTGTTTGCATCTCCAGTTGTTTCTATACTATCCCCTAAAACAACTTTTTGTTCCCCTTCATCAATGGTAATTGTATTGCTGCCATTTATATTAGTTAATGAATTTCCTTGAACATGTTCCCGATGATCTCTTGTTGTTAATCTTTCTGTTCCAAATTTATCAAGTTTGTGATATGACCCATTTTTATGTGTTATTGCTATACTTTCAGAATCCTTTGTATTTATAAATTCTATATTTCCTGAAGGTTGATTGATAACAACTTTATCTTTGAAAATTTCTTCATTTTCAGAACTGTCATTATTATATTTTCCGGGATAGTGCATATTGATATTTAATGTGCAGTATTGGATTCTATCAACTTAAACATTTCCATCTTCTACAATTATATATCTTCCATCTTGTGTTATTAAGAAAGTTCCTAATTCTGTAGTAAGTCTATTCATTGATACCACTTATGGAGTTAACATATTTCCTTCGGTTTCATATGGAATAAACGGTTTCGGAGAAGTTCTCATTTCTAAAGGCAATTCTTCTTCGTATGGGTTTTCTTCTATATTATCTAAACTATAACTATCATCCATTTCCGGAATTGGAGGATTTGGTGTTTCAGAAATCACTTCAGGACTTGCAACTAGAGGACTTGTAACAGGTTCATCAGTTGATGTTAATATATCTCCCGGTTCTGCGGTTGTGGTAGAATTAAGCGGAGGAGTTGTTACTTCTGGACCAGAAGATTCTTCACTAGTTTTAACATTATAAACTGTTTTGAAATCATTTTGTGATGCAAATGTTCCAATAATAACTGGATAATTACTATCGCCATTATTAAAAACAACCCAAACATGTGATCCTACTCCCGGAATAGATAAAATTCCTTTCCAATTATTATTATAATCTGCTGCTCTCATTGGCCCCCGATATGATTGACCTATATTACCAATTATATTGCAACCTTTAACATTATTTGGATCATTAAGTGGAGAACGACCAGTATTAATATTATATCTTGATTCGTTGTTTGCTCCTCCAATGTGAGCATCCATTCTCATATATAAAGGTAATAATTGGGAAATTACATTAGCAAAAATTTCTGCACCGCCGCCACCTCTAGAAATCATTTTTTGTCCGTTTGGTCGAGGAGCACGCGGCATAATAATTTTAGATTTTTTACTCAACAATGGTTTTAATGCATTTATTTTGTTATAATCGAACCGATTATTATTATGAAATATAGTAATCGAATTAATTCGGGTTTTATCAACAACTACTTTAAGATTTCCATCTTTATAAATTACTTCATTGTCATTTGATGATTGTAATTGAAAATTATTCTTTAAACTTTTTTTACCATTAATAGTTAAACCGACAGGCAATTCGGAATAAGAATTTGCAGGAATTCCTGTTGATGATACATATAATATTGGTGCCTCATAACCAAGAGTCGAACTTGGTAAAGAAGGAGTGTAAAAACAGTTTGTATTGTATACTGGACTATCTTTTGGAATAGGGACATCGTTTAGGTAAACAGTTGGATCAGTAACATCCAAATCAATCGCTAATACTGAATAATTTATATCATCACTATTTTTATTTTTTTGAGTGGATGGTAATGGATAAGTTTCTTTATCCAAAACAGTCGTTTTGTTCTTATAAACTTTTGGTAATTGAGAAATTATATTATCTAATTGAGTGTTAGTTTTTTTCCAAAAATTGTTAACATCACCATTATTGTCAGTATCACATTTTCTCGGAATGCAATATTTTGCTCCTATTTGTGGAAAATTAAAATTTATAGAAGACCGTGGAGAAATTCCATAGTTTGGATTTTGAATTCCAATGTTTATTCTTAATGATGCTTGAATTGAGTCTAATTGAAATGCATCAGTTGTTTTATTATTTTGAAAAAGATAGTCTGAATCATTTCCAATATAATAAAAATCTGTTGATGCACGATAATAACCCGGTGCGCTCATTCCGAAAACTGGCATCATTACTTCTGCCCAAAACAATTTTTCTTTTTGATTGTTTATAATTTCAGGTGTTAAACTACTATTTGTATTTTGACCTAACACTTTGAAGATTTTATCTTCTTCGTTTTGTTGATTCCAGTTTTTTGTTTGATGAAGATTTATACCGGGCACGAAAACTTTAACCCTACCTGACTGATTAGGATCATTATTCTGTATTACAATTCCGCGATATTTTCCTTCAAATTTAATCATAATTATATTTAGATTTTAATTAGTCTCGTTTTTATATTCTATTTTCGTTCCCAAAATAGAATCATTAGTAGGATCAGTTAAATCATTGCTTTTCTCATTATCATGCATTGGTCTACCTGATTGATCCACAATATATGTTACCGCTTCTCCATTCGGACCTTCATTCATAGATATTTCGAATCCTTCTACACTATAACGATTCAATTCCTTTAAACATAAAAATTTATTAATTAATCGAATAACATCACCTGCAATACTCAATACTGCTGCTAAACATGGTGCCATTGCTGCGATATTTCTTGCAGCATTAAAAACATCCATAGTGAAATTATGACCATGAGCAATTGGAGTTTCTTTAGAATATTCTGGATGTAAAAATGACATGTTATTCTGTTTTGCCATTGATCTTAAAAACAATGCATTTGTAAGATTATTAGCATTATCCATTAAATTAAAAATATCTTCTGCCATTTTTAAATAAGTGTTTAAATTCATTCGACTATTTGTGTTTAAACATCCGACTCCTCCTTGTAAGGGCCACATCATTGGATCTATAGAACTTTGATTCATAACAATGCTGGCAAATAAACCTATATCTTCGCTAATTTGTTGAAAATATGGGAAAGAACCAATATTCATTTGAAGATACATATTAATAGAAGGATGTAATTTTTGTGCTCTATTCAAAAATTCTCGTAATAGAGGAGCGGGCATAATTGCACAAGTTAATGGAGAATGCTTGCCTACCGCAGATTCCACAACTCTATTCACCGCATTAACTGCATCCAATGCTTGTGATGCAGTTTGAACAGCTTGTTGTGCCATTGGCGATGATTTTAATGCAGATGCAACAAATGATGTAAAATCAGTTAATTCTACAGAACCACCTGACCAAGGACCGTGAAACTCTGCAATTAATTGTATTGTTCGATCCAATGGATTTTCAGAGGTTTCCATTGCACAGTATAATTCATCAATTTCTGTACCATTTTTGCGTTTTCCGTGGGGGCTGGATCTTAATGATTTTTGAAAATCTTCCGTAACAATTTGAGGCATATTAGTTATTTATTTAACAATAAATTTCTAGGAGAAATTATTATGTCAAAGGACCAACATCTTCTGGAAGATTTGGAGTCAAATCATCAAATATACTTCCATCAGAATTTCCCGGCGTACTTGGCAAATCTGTTTCAGGACCAAATGTTGCAGGAGGAATATATTCAGAAGTATCTTCGGGGATTCCATTTATTTCATTTGTATTTGGGAATAAATCACCACTAGGAGGTTCAACTTCATTAACATTTCCTGAATCATCTATTTCTAATGGATCAGAAGATGGATTCCATGGTTTCCATCCATCAGAACTATTAGTTGATTCATTTGATGGTGAAACATTTCTTATTGGTGGCTGAGAAGAATCATCTTTGTTTGGATTAACTTGTGTTTCCGTTCGTTTATTTTGTACAGGATTTATAATTGAAACATCACTACTAACAAAAGAACTATTTTCTTCGTATGTATGAGTTTTAACTCCTATAATTCTTGTCATATAAGAATTTTTTGCATTGTTGAAATGATGTACTACGTTGGTTAAGAAATACTGACCCTCTAATTTATTGTCATATTCTTCTGAATTTTCGCTTTGTTTCGAAACACCAAAAAATCTTCCGGGTTGACGATGAGTGGACCCTTCTACATCAAATGAAATTGCTAAATTTGAAAATAAATAATATTTCAGCAAGCGATTACGTCCATCTGCTAAACGAGACATTTCATCTGTTCGTAAAGAAACAACAGTTTTAGTATTTTTACCTTCTTTAATAAATGGGGTTAATGGCAAACGATCCGAACTATTTTTTGTTAAAATATTTGGACGAATCGTATCATTAAAAAACTTTTTATATTCTTCTGCACGATGCTTTTGACCTTCATCCATAAATTGCCCATTTGAGTAATTATAGAAAACTACTCTGTAATCTGTTAAGTTCATTGAATAGTCTAGTCCACTAATATCCATTAATTGATAGCCACGAATTGTATTCGCATTATCTGCTTTGATTTCACCATTCAAATCAATTTTTGTAGAATCTAATGGAGCTTTTTGAATAGGAAAGACATTTTTATCATCTGATCCGCTATATATGAAAAAGTGTTCATTTTGATATTCTCCGGGAGTTTTAACTTCTTTGCCAGCCTTTTGGAAATATTTTTTAATAGATTTTAGAGAAAACTGTTTTGGCAACATGCTTTTTTCTGCTCGTTCTAATTTAAAAATACAAGGTTGATAATTATCGTTAGCGGATGCTAATGTATAGTTTAGTAGATAGTTTAAATTATCTAAAAATTTCGCTCCAACAGGTGATGAAAAATATATTTTTGTTTTTTCATCACCAGTTTCCCATTCATTCGGATTGGATGTTAAATCCGAATGAATTTTAAAGTCTTCATCACTTGTTAATAATGCAGCAACACTTTCAACCGTTGCTAAACTTTTTGAACTATTACTTGATTGAGTGTTATTCTTTCCTGTATTGCTTCCGGTATTTGCAGTAGAATATTCGGAATCTTTTTCCAGCATCATTTGATAAGTTTTGTCCCAGAAATAAAGTTTTTTAATTTTTCTGTCAACTCCTTCATTTGGTAAATCTTCTACATCATATATAACTCCTTCTAACTCCATTCTCCAAATTTTATCACGAAATTGCCAATTACTATTGTTTTCTAAACCTTGTAATTGTGTAGGATTTGTAGGTTTAATAGTTATGAAAATAGTATCACGGCAATCATTACGAAATTTGTAAATCAAATTACTCTTGTTCATTCCTGTTGCTTTTACTGCATCATTACTTGCTCTTTCAAATGTTTCATAATCGCTTTTTACAAGAATGCTTCCTTTTATCTTCCAATCGAAAATATCCTCTTCTAAAAATAAATCTTCCCATGCCACACTATTCAAAATTACATCATTAACACCATTATAAATTCTTATCAAAAATTCATAATCCTGTTTGTTAAAATTAAAAGTTTTATTCGAAGATTCTAGTGACATCAAGGATTATTTATCTGATTTAATATTTCAGTAACTGCTGCATTTTTTAGAATTTTTATTTGTTGACCTGCTTTTACTGAAAAAGGATTGTCTATATTATTTGCAACAAGAATAATCCACCAAAGTTTAGGAGTTCCGTAATATTTTTTTGATAATGCATAAAACGATGTAAATGATTCTATATAATCATATTGATATAATTGAGGATCAATGTCACCACTAATATTAATAGAATTCATCAAATTGAAAAATTGTGTGCCATCCTTTTCTTCATAAATATTGAAGATTTTGGCATAATCATAAAAGTCTACCGTATTAGTCATAATTTTAAAAATTGTTTAAATTCACATTCGGGAATGGATCTTCTTCTGGTGTAGTATTTGGTTGAGAATTATTACCAAATGTTCTAACATTATTAATCAATTCGTTTGCCTGATTTAAAAATGGACTTAAATCACTGATTCCTTCGACTACACTTCCACTCTCAACCGCCAGCATAATATTTCTTGTTGGTAGTAATAATGATTGAAATGATAAACTTATTCGATATGCTTCCGGAATTAAAACTTCTTTATTATCAATATACATTACGCGGGTATTTCCTAAATTGGTAATACTTAAATCATTTACATAACAAACTGGAAGATTAACTATTCCGGGAATGCTTAATGAATAAATTACTGGAGGGTCCATAATCGCAAAATTTCTTCTTGACGGAGAATTTTGATAACTTATTAAATGACAAAATCTTCTATTTTGAATAGCTTGATTCAAATCTCCAGTGTTGAATAAATCAAATGATGTCGAATATGATTCAGGACTTGTTTCGTTCCATGCTTGAGGATATTCGAATTTTATCTTACCCGGTATTGCTTGATTAATTAATGAAATTGCGGTATCTGTCCATGCACTTCCTAATCCTAATGTAGAATACATATTTTTGCTACTACTTTTTACTCCACTGGAAAATAACGATTTAGGAAAAAAGGCAGTAATATCTTTACTCAATGATAGTAAGCTAGAAAATGGATTTTCGTCTCCGCCAAAAGTGTTTCCTCTTTTTGTATGTGCGGGATTAAAATAAGGCAAGCGATATTTAAACCCTGTAGGTTCTCCGAAATATTTCAGTTTATATACCTCTGATGGATCAGCATCTGCATTCCATAAACCAGATGCACTTCGTCCAGTTTCAAACAATCTTTGTCCCACTCTTGCAAAGTAAATTATAGATGCAATTAATTGACCAGTAGATTGCTGATATTCGGTAAGACTCATAAAAGGAACACGATTATTATATTGTTCCCTTGATCCCGGAGGCGTTAATGTCCATGCCATATCACTTACCACATCAATAGTTCCGCTATTAATTGGTACATAATATCTGGTATTTTCCTTTTCTTTCAATGTGTAATTGATATTAGTTGGCATAAAATTATTTAGCGTGAATTATATTCAATAGCCCTTTGTGCTCTTATTCGGTATTGAGTAATTGGATCTTGTGTATTAACAATGACAGGACCAGAGGCAGAACCACTGTTTCCAGAATTTGCAGTAGCCAATACTGCATTTGTAATCTGATTACTTCCTTGCACAGATGCACCTGCAACTGTTATAAATCCTTGTTCCATTAACGAAATCCATTGATCAAATTTCTTATTCAATGTTTCGATTTGTTCAGATGTTTTTATTAAACTAATTTCATTTACTTCACTAATTGGTTCAACAATTTTAGAAACTGGAGAAACATTTGGCGAAGTAGTTGTAGTTGGGGCAGTATGTTGTGTTGGTGGAGCCGGGGTTGGAGTTGGAGAATCACTTGAAAACCATGATGACACAGAACTCTTCATTCTTTCATATAAACTGCGAGTATCATTACTATCCGCTTTGAACCAATTAACCGGATTTAAACTTTCTAACAAATCTCCTAACAAATCACGCAAACCGTTCCATATCTTATCTCTTATACCAGATAAGAAATCCACAATCATTGCACCTTTTGATTTTGATGTTTCTGATGCTTTGTAATCTATGAATGCATTTAATAAATCTATTCCAATTGATATAACCGTTCCAATTCCCGGAACAAAATTTGCTAATCCAGAACCTACGCTTAAAAAGCCTCCAATATAATCACCTTGTTGAAAACGATCATATGCATCCTTGAAACTAATGAATGAACCAATGATTGGTATTCTTTTCATTAATTGTTTACCAATGGTTTTGAATAATGTTCCTGACAATAGTTTACCAACTGGAGCAAGAACTTTTCCAAAAGTGCCTCCTTTTGATGCAATTTTTGTTATAAACCCATTTATCATTTCTCCAAATTTCTCCACATGTCCCCCGATAAATTTAAACGACCTATACATCAAATTTTCTATTTTACCAAAAACTCCGAATGAGAAAAAGTTTAACAACCCTTTTCCTATTTTAGAAACTCCATAATAAATTGCCTTGGTTAAAAGAACTGCCACTCCTTGGAATTGTGGTCCTAACATTCCCTTCAAACCGAAAAAATTAAAAGTAGATTTGAAAAATTCTATTGTTAAATTGCCTAATGCTTTTGCACCTGTTACAACATAATCTAACAAGGTGTCAAAAAGTGGAGGCATTTTTTCCTTTAGCCAATTCCATGCAGCATCCAAATAAGGTTTTGCGATTTTCGCAAATTTTGAAAATCCTTCCTTGAAATACTCTTTCATTTTTAATCCTTGGGGAGTTTCTAAAAATTTAGCAATAAAACCCGCCCCTGCCAATAGTGCAACACCACCAAATATAGTTTTAAAAATAGAACCTAATATGCTACCTTCTTCTTTTTCTCGATTGATATTATTAACTATAGTTGTATTTTTCTCGGGGGAATCTTCTTTTATTCGTTTTGATAAAATTTTTAATGCACTATTTGAAAATGATTGCACATTTACATCTAAGGTAACTTTTTCTTTAACTGCTTTTTCTTTTCCAAGATTTTGTGAAGTTAAATTCTGACTAGCTTTGTCTATTATGGTTCCAAAATTTTGTAATTTTTGCGTTATTTCGCCAAATCCAGAAAAATCTAAAGATTTTTGATCTGGTAATTTTATATTTTTCAATTTAGCAGCAAAACTCTGAAGTCCTCTAGACATTTTATCAATATGTTTACTGTTTTGGGACATATTTTTATTCATATCCAGAATATTATTTCTCAATTCTGTTAAAGCAGTACCATTAACATTAAACGGAGAATCGTCTGATTCAAAAACTTCAGCGATTTTATCGGCAAGGTAAGATTTGCCTTTTCCTGTCTTAGCTAAATATTGTTCTATTGCTAAAATTATGTCTGCTATATCTGCCATCATATCTATTTATTGTAAGTAATGTATTATGAATAATAAACCTAGCCTCGTCTACGAACAAATACATTTAGATAATTTGGAGCAACAATTATTGTCTGGCTATCTAACTGAAAGTAGAATTTTAGAAATGGTGAGATCACCTGATATTTCTTATGCTGAATTAAATTTAATTGAAAGATATAAACCGGGATATTTAGTGTCTCTTTTGGAAGCAAATCCTGTAGGAATGCTTTCAAGGGCAGGAACATGGGCAAAAAGTAAAGTACCTTTACAAAATTTTCAAGCATCTGCACAAGGACAACAACAATATAGTCAACAAGCCAATAATTTAAAAAAACAGCTTCACCGTTATTTAGGAAGTATTAATAAAAAGGTCAATGCGTTGACTAACAGTGAATTACTAGATTTTTTTCAAAGTCAGAGAGTTGATGTAGCCAACAATCCTAAATTGGCAACATTGGCAAATAATCCTGATAATATTTTAGGAGATCAACAAATAAATCAGGCAATTCTAAATGCGGTAACGTTTGCAAATACAGTTCGAACAAATAGACAACCTCAACAAAATCAACAACCTCAACAAAATCAACAACCTCAACAAAATCAACAACCTCAACAAAATCAACTTCCGCAAGCACAATTCCAACAGCAACTTCAACAACCACAGAATCAACATAAACAGCTTCAACAGCAATTCCAACAACAGCTTCAACAACCACAACAGCTTCAACAACCACAGAAACAGAAGAAGAAGCAGAATGAACTTCCGCCAGCACAAGTTAATAAAATGGCGGCAGTCTTGAATAATTTAATGAGAACCAATCAATGGGATTGGGCAAAAACTACTGGTTTTATTAAACAACTAAAAGCAGCAGGAATAAATATTTCATAAATTGTAAATAATAACATGAACAACTCATATCAACATATATACGAACAATCACAAAATGAAAGTTTCGAACGTCAAATATATTCTGGTCATTTAACTGAAAGTCAAATCCAAGAAAATATCAATAATAATCTTTTATCTGAAAGTCAAATAGTTTTGGCAGAAGGAATTTTAGGTCGTGCATTTGACCGAACAAAAGGTTTTTTAAAAGGTCGCAGTGAACCAAAAGGTTATAATCGTGATTACGAATACGAACAAGCAAAAGGCAGCAGTGCATTAAAAAGACATCGTGCGGTTCTCCAAAGAGCATTAGATGATTATTTAAATGATTTGCGTGTACTAGACATTGCAACTCCTGAAATTGAAGCATCAATTCGCAATATGAAAAGTGAATTAGATAAACATGTTATGGACGTTTCAACTGGAGGATCACCATCAAATAGTTACAGTTCTTCAAGAGAACCATTAGCTAGAAATTTAACTGGACAATGGGCACAAGGACCAAAAGGTCGTTTTGTTAAACGACAAGGAACATTAGGAACTCCTAGATAATTAAAATTAAAAAAGCCGCTTTTTTAGCGGCTTTTTTATTAGGAAAGAATCGACGGATTAATTTCTATTTTTCCTGAGTATTTTATTCCATCTATGGTTTTTTCTACAGATAAAATATCTGTTAATTGTTTTCCAAATTTCTGGTCAATTGTTTCTATAATTTTGGAAATTGTATTTCCTGAAATATTTTCTACTACGGAAATTCGGTTATCAACAGAATATTCAGAAAAATCTATAACGGTGTCTTTAAATTTAATACTCTTTAAATATTGTGCGATTTCATAAATGAACAAAACGCCGAAAATTTCCTTTAATGCAGACTTGTCACTTTCGTCAATTTTCTTAGTATAATTCTTTTCAAAACTACGATTAAATAAGAATTCTTGATTTATTGTTGGAAAATTAATTAATATTTCGGTAGAATCTATTACTACAATTTCATCATCAAATTTAAAAGACGTTTGTTGAATCTTTGATAAAATTGTACTGATATTAATTTCTTCTTTAATTTTATTATCATCTGAAGATAATTCTACTTCTATTGTAGGACGAATATTGTTCTGTCGAAGTTGAAGAATAATTGCAACTTTATCCAAAGTATTAATTTGTGAAATTATGCTATCATCAATTAATATTTCATTAAGAATTCCATACACTGTTTGATTAAAAATATTATTTGCAAAAATTCCTGATACAGAAGTTTTAATAATATTCTTCAAATGCAGTGCAGTCATTGGTTTGACTACAACAGATTTACCAAGTGATGGAATATATAAAGATTTTTCCAAATCACGATTGGATTCACGAACAAGATTTAGTATTTCACTAATGTTTAATGGTTGAGACATAAAAGTAATTACAAGAATTCACTTGGACTTTCAACCATACCTGCTGCATTAACGTTATATTCTTCAAATAAGTTTATATCTTTAGACGATTTTGTATTATCTTTCTCACTAGATTTCAGCATATTTGTTACGATGTCAAGTTCTCCGGGAGATAAGTTTTTATAAAAGTTGTAATCGAAATGACAATTCATTGAAATGTTCGCATATTGCCCAAGTATATTAGCTAATGAAGAATCACGAAATAATATTTTAGATAAATCTGTCAAATTATTAAAATCCATCTTCAACTCCAAAGAATCTTCGCATTTATCATTAGAACACTTAGTCTTTAATAATAATAGATTCTTGAATATTTTATGAAGAACATCTATAAAATTATTTTTAATGTCTAATAACAGAGAAAATGGCAGACTTTCACAAATTGCAATTTTGTCTGACAATGAAATTTCATCTAAATTAATTTCCGAATTTCCGACTTTTATATTTTTAATAAAAGAATAAAGATATAAATCCAATTTTTTATTATAATCAGTTTCTTCAACATTTATAGTTTCATCTAAAAGTAAAGAAGGAATATCACAAGTTACACTTATTGATGCATTATGAAAAGTAGTCGAAAATGATTGGTCAATCTTTTCAGATAAATCATCCAACATTTTATTTAAATCAATACTAAAGTTGGTTTTACTTTCACATTTCTCACAAACTCTAGTTAATTTTAATATAGGTCCACAAGATACCACTTTTAATTGCAAAAGTATTACAAACTTATCAATTAATGTAATAGTTGAAAAAATACTTTTATCTAATAGATTATAGTTAATAACTTCATTTAATGTTAGCTCAAAATCAGTATCATCATCAATAGATTTCAGAATATCACGATATTGCTCACAATCTATTTCCTTCATTCTTTTATATTTTTGAATTGAAGGAATCCATATTCGATTAGATGCCATATCTTTAATTATATAGGTTAAGATATATTATCCACTATATAATATTTAGAATATACAAAGTCTGCTTGAACTTTAGGAAAGTCGCTTGAAGAAGAATAATCCAGATTTTCACTTGCAATAGAAATTGGCGCACAATTTTCAAAAATTATACTTTTTCGTATTCTTGATTGAACATCTGTTCCATCTCTTGCTAATTGATGAATTGTAATTCTTGCTTTTATAGAAGATGAATTTTCAGTAGCAATTAATCCTCGGTGTGCAACCAGAATAGACCACGGACGTAAAAATCCATCAATAAAAGACCGATTTGTTTCTAAAAATCCTATTTGTAATGGTTCAAAATCTGAACGTCCTGCAATAATCGGAGAATTTATAAATCCTCTATTAGAACCTTCCGTTATTCCAGAATACTCCACTTTTATCTTTTCTCCCGGAATACTAACGCCTTGAGCAAAAATACATCCAATGACATTTTGGACACTATCCATTGTTGTTGCATCAACACTCTTACTAACATTCCATCCTTTTCCTTCATACCGATTTCCTAATTGTTTTATTTCATTTTTTAAAAAATTAGAATTGATTGCTTCTATAACTACTACCCAATGAAATTTTAAAGGAACATTATATGCCCAATTGCAAATAGTATTATGAAAATATGTGATTCCTCCATTAACAATGCTTGGTTGACGAGCATTTGCTATATGATTTTGTTGAAAACCATCTAATAAACTCTGGGAGAAAAATGCTAAATTCAAATCTCCGCAATTTGTGGGAATAATTGACATATCTTTATTTAAGAATCATCACCGAATATTTTTTCAATATTATCATATTGTGTTTTTCCGCGAGAACCAATTTTGCTAATTCCATTTGGTAAAGTATATTTTACAATCATATCACCTTGTTTAGAGTTGACTTTTGCGCCCGGTTGACGAGGATTGACTCCACTTATTCTTAATCTTCCACCCAACCCTTTAGCAATACCTGCTTCATCTGCACTTTTCTCAGATTTATTTCGGACTCTAACGCCTTTTTCTTTCCAATAATTTCCAGTGTATTGTTGCTGCTTATAAACTTTAGTTTTTTGAGAATCACTTATTCTTTTATTTGATGAACGAACTCTTTTATTTGATGCGGTTGGATACAAGTTATTATTCCAATAACGAGATTTTTGATTACTATTATTTCGTTTAGATTTAGCAGTCAAATATTCTGTTACAATTCTTTGGTAAAATTTATCAAACTCGTCAGTCATATTAATAAAAATACTTATTGCAACTATTACCTTTTATAGTATCTTTGATGGTGGAATTGCCGCAATCATACATTATAGACAAATTCAATATATATTCTTCTAAGGTAAAAGAAAGTCGTTATTACTTAAACGGTTGCTGTCCAGTTTGCAGGGAAGGCAAATCATGGAACGTGAAAACACGGTTATTCTATTTTCTAGAAGATAACTATTTGTTTTGTCATAATTGTAATCGGTCATGGTTTCCGGTTTCGTGGGTTATGGAAGTTGCAAATTTATCTTTTAAAGAAGTTTTAGAAGATTTAAAAGATAATAATTATAGCACTGATTATAGTTTAGTGGTGGATTCTGTAGAAAAAGCGGTTTATGAAGTTCCTACTCTTCCCGGAGAATGTGTAAATCTCCGAGACGAATTGCAAGTAAAATACTTCGATAATTTTCCGATTGTTAAAACAACATTACAATATTGTAAAAATCGCAGATTGTTTTCAGCAATTAATTCCCCGAAAACACTGTTTTGTTGTTTAAACGACAAGTTTCACGGAAACAGACTAATTATTCCATTCTATAATGAAAAAGGAAAAATCGAAAGTTATATTTCTAGGAAAATATCTGATAATGACAAAAAAGCAAAATACTTAATAAAATTTGGAAGCAAAAAACCAGTCTTCAATTTGAATAAAATTGATGAAAATTTCCCTTATATTTTTATTTTCGAAGGTCAAATTGATTCCATGTTTGTAAAAAATGGAATTGCAATATCAGGAACACACTTAACAAACGAGCAAGAACAGGAAATAACTAATAATTTTCCATTTCATCAAAAAATTTGGGTATTGGACAATTATCGGTTTGAAGAAAAGGAAGTTGTTGATATTATCATTAATAAACTCAAAAATAATGAAAAAGTATTCTTGTACGAAGGAATTTATTCCAAAACTAAAGATTTAAATGATTTTTGTGTGGAGAATAAGATAGATTGTATAGATCCAAATGATATAATCAATTTTTCTTTTTCCGGTGAAAAAGGTTTATTAAAACTAACATAAAAAAGGCCGATTATAATCGGCCTTTTTTATTAAACTTGTGGAGAAGGATTTTCGAGTTGATCAGATTTTTGTAAATCCGAAACAAATTCGGCCACTTTACTATGCACATTACTAACTGCTGCATCAATATCTTCAAATAAATTTTGGAAATCTTGAAGAGTTTTATGCAGTTCTTTAAATGCTGCTAGTTTTGTTGGATCACTAGCAACAAATCCTGCCATAATTGCATACGGATCTTGTGCCATAGAATCAATTTTAGCTTTAGAAAAAACTTCAATTCGATTAGTAAAATCTGCAACCTCTCCTACTTTTTCTTTAATCTGTTTAAGAGTCATTGCTTGCACTCCTTCAGGAGATAACGAATTGGAAAAATCATTCATTTTAGAATCAAAATGTTTTTGAACAGTTGCAAAGGTATCTTTAATACCTTTAGTCAAAAATTCATCAGGATCAGTTTCTTGATCTAAGAAATCGCCCATTGCATCTCCCGGAACAGAATGAGAACCGTTTCGGCGTGGAACAGCAGAATTAGGCGTTTGAGGAAGACCCACATCTTCTAATAAGATTTTATTGAATAGACTTTTATAGTTCATACTTATATTTATTGACTCTTGACTTTTTTTCTAAAACCGATAAAATACATTATGAAGAAATTCTCAATTCGTGTTGTTATTCCTACTACCAAACTATTAAAAGATTTTGAAAAAACTGTTTCATTTTTTTGTATAGATTCCTCAATATCTTTTGCTAATAAAACTAGTAAAGATCAAAAGATAATTTTGGATATTGTTTCAGAAAATAAAATAGGATTGTCAGAATTATATCAGAGTAAATTAGATTCTTCCAGTGAGGATTACATATTATTCATGCATGATGATTTAGAAATTCATGATAAATTCTTATTTGAAAAATTATTAAAAGCTCATGAACTTTATGATGTTGTTGGATTAGCAGGGGCGACTAGTCAAAATTATAACAAGAATGTTCCTCCTGTATGGCATTTAAGCGTAGAATCCCCGCAGGACGCACGCGGGATGGTATGCCACTACATTCCCAAAAACTTTGCAGGAGCGCAGGAATCGCACGTCAACAGTGTTTACTTTGGTCCTACACCAGCAGAGGTTGTAGTCATTGATGGATTGTTTATGAGTTTCAAAAATTCAGCATTAAAAAATAAACCTGCAATATTTAATAAAACTTTCTCCTTTCATTTTTATGATTTAGCTGCATGCTATAATGCAAAAATGAATGATTTAAAAATCGGGGTATTTCCTATTTTCTGCATTCATCATGGGTTAGGAGATTATAATAATGATCCTCTTTGGCACGAACTATCGGTTAAATTCAAACAACACTATACGGAAATTAATAAATTGACAACCTCCTGACTAATGGTATACTGCGTATATCATACGCTAAAACATAACCTACTATGAAAAATTCATCAGATTTTACTAGAGATATTTTAAAAAATAAAGAACTTGAAGAAATATCATCAAGTGATCAATTTATTCCGTATCTTGTGCAAAAATATATTTCTGGTGTATCTCCAGAATATTGTGTATTAATCAATAATGTATTAAATACAAAATTATTGGTATGGAAAGATCCGCAAGAAATCTATAATCTATTAAAGATTTTAATTCCTAAGAAAAAATATATAAACTATAGATATTTCGGAAAGCCCGCAAACAAAAAAGAATCAAAAGTTGATGAGGAAACTATTTGTAATAATTTAGAAATTTCTAGGAGAGAATTGCATATTATGTTAGAAACTTTTCCAGAACTTGAAAAAGAACTAATTGAACAAAAAGAAAAAATCTTGAAATCTAGAAAATAACTTTTAAATATCAATATGGACGACATTACTCCTTTACAAAATGCCAGCATTAACCATGCCATTAAAAAATTATACAAAACGGAAAAAATAGTTAATTATGATTTAGATTTGTCTAAATGGAAAATAAAACATTTATATAAAGACACTCTTTGGGTGCAATTATTAGATGAACCCGATGCAGATACTATTATGAGAAATGGTATTGCTATTCCAGTTTCCCAATCAAAAGGATTGTTTCGTTTAGGAAAAGTGTTAATGTGTGGTCCTGATGCAAAACATGCAACAACAGGAGAAATAATCCGATTTTCTCAAGGCGTCGGTCAACCGTATGAACAAAAAGTAGATGGTTATAAAACATGGTTGATTCGGGAAGATGCAGTAATAGCAGTGGTGGAATTTGATGGTACTTCCGAAGAGATGAAAACTGATTTAGAAGACAATATATATTTGGCAAGATAAATATATGAATGAATAATTCGTCTGTGCAGCAAATGCTTGGTCAAAATGTTGTGGAATTAACATTTGTCAGAAGACATGAAAAGCTGCAATGGAATGATGTTAGAGGTTTATTAGGAACTACTAACTACGAATTATTAAATGGACCATTTGGAAACACTGTTCTGCATTTTCGTCCTCCAAATGGACGAGGAATGGGCTATGATTATAAATCGAAAAATTTATGTGTAGTCTGGGATTTTTTTCGACAGGAATATCGTGTTTTTGGCGCTGAACAAGTTAAGATTCGACAACTATTTGATTTATCAGATCCAGATAAAATGCAAGAATTTTATGATTGGTTTTATGAATATATCATAAATATGAGCAATGATCAAAAAAATGATTTTATGGGATATGAAGGAGAAGCATATGCAATGAAACAATTAGCTAGAAGAAGTCCGGGGAATTTAATTAATTCTAGTCAATCCCCTGACCCAAAACCTGTTTCAAAACGTGTATTATCAGTTTATCAAAACTTGAAAGATTTTGTTCTCAATTTTAATAAGAAGAAGGGAAACAATAGTTGAACTATATCTTTTCCCTTCTAAGTATTTTCATGAATTTGTTGACATCTTCGGAAAAGATAGAAAAGATTTTTGATAAATATTTTCAAAAAAATATAATTCTCTATATAAATGATGAACCGATAAAAAAAGGAAAATTCCTTTTAATTAAAAATTGTATTATTAGTAATAATTTCTTTTTTGAATTTACTATAAAAAGAGAGAAGAAAATAGATGTTATCAGAGTACCATATCCTTTTAAAATAGAAGAATATGTAGAAGATAATTTAATTTATATGGATTATAGAATTTCTTCATTATTTAAAAATCGTCCAGAAATAATTTCTTCTATCCAACGTTGGATAGAAGAAATTGATCCTAAGTCTCCGAATAAATTATTTAATAATATTTTAGAGATAAAATTTGAATAACATGGATAAATCTTTATACTTTTCTATTTTTGGAGGATATTTCTTTGAATCTTTACCTAGTGATGAAGATGTGTTGGATGCTTTCCAAATTCCGTTAGTAAAAAAACCTAGTTCTTCTTGTAAACATTGTTATGGAAGATTTTATACAGGATTTGATACAAAACAACGTCATTTTATATTGTGTTCGAAATGTTCAAAAAAGTACATTGATGCTAATAAGTTATTAAAGAAAAATGGTAAAAAATAAACCAATAACGGGATTTTGTTATAAACGTGCGGAGAAAATCCTTTTTATAGATTTATTTTCTGAAAAAACCACAGAATATAAATTAGAACAATTTGAAAATTTTATTAATGAATATGATATAGACGAAACGTTTTTTATATTATGTAATAAAGAAGGCAGTTTTGTAACGCCTTTATTCAAATCATCTGCAACACCATATTTACAAAAATATCAAAAATCATTTGTATTTCAATTAGAAAAAGAACAATTAATATCATCAATTTATGAAATTTGCATTTCAATGCAAAAAAAGAAAAAAGAAAATTAAAAAGTCTTTAATTCTGCTAATATTTTTGTATTATTATTAATGGAATGAACGTAATAGCGAATTAAGTTTCTAGCAGAAAGTGTAGTTGATATCGCAGATGTTCCGTTAAATACCCATTGATTTCCATATCCAGAGATGCTTTTTCCAGCAGATGCTACAAAAACTACAATACTACCGCTTTGTCCGGGTGTTGCACCATTAAAATTACCCAAAATTATATTATGTCCTAATACTATATTAGCATTATGTCTTTCAGTTCCATTGGTTATTGTAGAAAAATTAATAGTTATAGTGGCACCATCTGCGGTAGTCGTTAGGGCTAAAGGATCATCATAACTTGAAAATATATAATTGGTGACATAATCATTTATATCATTTAAACTAGAACTCACAACATCTACTTTATTGTTCACATTTGTTGAATATGCACTAACAAAGTTTATATTATTTGTTAGTGTAGAACTTACAGAAATCATTGTTGCACTTAAAAAGTTTATTCTTGAATTAAGTGTTGCACTAACTGAAATCATTGTTGCGCTTAAATAATTAACGCTATTAACAGTGTATGTTGATAAATTATAAAGATTAGTATCTAATGAAGAGAAACTAATGTTCATGGTGGATAAGGCATTGCCAATACACGTTGTTTTTACAACAAGATCAGGAATATAATAAAGCATAAAGTTATTTATATAGAAAAAACAAAAGGTCCATGAATTCATGGACCTTTTGTTTTTTAAAATTGATTTCTTATTTTATTAGAAGTAATTTTTGTCTTTTTTACCACTACTAGTTTTGAAACCCGGTTTGACTTTACCGAAGTCCGCATCACCGTTCGACTTTACCAAATTAGTTGGCGCTTGACGTTTTGCCTTTCCGTCATAATTTCCCTGATCTCCTTTATAATTACTTTCTTCATTTCCATCCACTTCTTCTGGATCATAATCAGTTTCGGAATTTCCAAAATCTGCATCACCATTAGCTTTTACGAAATTAGTTGGCGCTTGACGTTTTGCCTTTCCGTCATAATTTCCCTGATCTCCTTTATAATTACCTTCTCCACCAGTGAAACCATATGATTCGCTAGGAATGTCATCTTCTTCGCTCAAGTCATCTTCATAACCTGAATCTAAGGAATCATCATATTCGTCATCCACCATATCGTCGCCAGAAAGAAGATCCACTAATTCTCCAAGTGTCATAGCTTTTAATTCAGAAAGAGTAAAAGATTGCTCATCTCCAGTTTCATCAGAAAGATCATTGGCGTCGAACACATTATTGTCGTCACCAACAGAACTTACTCCAGTTACTCCGCCACCCATTTCGTCCATCTCACGAAGGATTTTGTCGAAAATAGTTTCGGACCTATTAAATGAATCGTATGTGATTCCGCCATCTGCTTTGCTCATAGATTTTTTACTTTTTTTCCCTTTAAATTTAGGCTTACTGCCTTTGCGCTTAAAGGTTTTTTTCGGAGATTCTTCAGCTTCATCATCTTTTTTAGCAGAAACTTTCTTCTCTTCAATAACATTACCTTTTAGGTATGCATTCTCATAAATTGATACTAAATCGTTGTCCATATGTTTATTTACATTAAACACAACAATTTTGCTAAAAGTAAATAAACTATATGGCTATTAAGAAAGTAGATAAATTTTTAAATAATAATGAAAGTTTGCCAATTAATATTACAATAGATTACACACCTGAACAAGCAATTGAAAT